CATAAACATTTTGTTTCAGTTGAGTTTAGTCATATGTTAGTTGAAGATGGTGTAGCTAGCACTTTTGGTAAACTAAGTAAAGAAGCTCAGCGAGAGATACGAGCAATGATAACATTACAAGGAGAAAAATAATGGAAAAAAAATGTTGTAAAAAATGCAAAGCATCATATGAAAATAAATCTATTTCAATGGTATTTAAAACGACCAGGCATTCAATCTGTGCATTTTGCAGAAAACTAAAAGGAGCATAATAATGAGTTTACTAAATAAGTACATGGTAACAATAAGAGAAACAAGAGAAGATGATATAGAGATATTGGCTGTATCTAAAACTCATGTAAAAGAAATTGTGCTTGCTTTAAAAGAACAATCAGACTCTATGAATAATAAAGGCATAGATAGCGCCGGCGAATCATATAGCGCTATTAATGAAAGAGTTGATTTCGAAATAGTTAAAATAAACCAATTTAATTAAAGGTAAAAAATGAATATGATAATTTTGATGTATAATAATGAAATACAAAAAAACTTAAGGTTTAAATATGAAAAATAAAAAAGTAAGACCTTTAACTAAAATGGTAAATACATGTATTAGATACGCTAACTCCATACATATAAATAAAACACCGCCAAATGTTTTGCTAAATTATATCGTGGATAAAGTAGAAAGAATAAATAAAATCAATGATGACTCCTATCCACTAGGCTACAAAGAAGAATGTATCAGTAAATGTTGGGAGTGCTACAATGAGGTACTTTCTAGAATTAATGAAAGTGAAGATGAGTCATGGAGCAATGCCACATCAGATGGTAAAGGACATTGGAAGCCTAAAGTTGCAATTAATTTTTATGGAGACAAGTTTGAAGAAAGCGTTAATTATTTATCTCGCAACAATGATTGTGATGATTAATCAATAACTTATATGATATTTTTAATAGCTATTGTATAAACAATAAAAAGATATACAGTAATAGGAGAAAAAATGAAACCTTACAGAATGAGTAAAAAATTCCAAAAAGTTTGGGATTGTTTACCTAACTATAATAATAAAGGCTCATCTATATGGGCATATAGAACATGGAAAAATTTAAAACTAAACGATCAGCATTATAATGAATCACAAATAATATCGTGGGTAAAAAATTATTTTAATGATTTAGATAATCACCAATATGCTTACTCTCCAGGTAAGTTGTTAGAGTTAGGAATATCTAAAGAATTTAAAGTTAAAAGCCAAGCAGAAAGATTTAAAGAAATTTATACTAAAGGAGTAAAATAATATGTCTAGATACGAAGATGTTCAAGATTTTTTAATGAAATTTAGAATAAAGCAAAACAAAAATCCAGACTTTGCTGACCCTGTTATGTTAGAAAAAAGATATAACCATATGCAAGAAGAGCTATTAGAATTTATGTACTCTAAAAACTGCGACGATTTGCATGGTATGATTGATGCTCTTATAGATATAATATATGTAGCTTATGGTACTGCAGCTATACTTGGTTTAAACTCTAATCAATTTCAGGAATGTTTTGAAGAGGTTCATAGGGCTAATATGTCTAAAATTAAAGATACAACAGATAAGTCACATAAGGCTGGAGTTATAAAACCTAAAGGTTGGATTGCTCCTGATTTTTCTGAGATATTAAATCCAAACAAATTTTAAGGAGGAGTATGATGCATATTGAATCTGTTGAGGTATTAAATGAGTGTATCGATTTGCAAATAAGCAAGTCAAAAGATTATCAATCACCTAAATCTAATATAAAGCAAAGCATGCATTATAGAAGAGGTGTAGATACAATACACGACATGATACATCAGAAATTAATTAGAGCTCAGTCTCTCTTAGAAAGTGGCGATGTACCTAATAATGAATCATTAGAAGATACATATATGGACATGATAAACTACTGTAGTTTTGCAGTATCTTATTTAAGGGGAAGAATGAATGGTCAAGACGGGAGCAAATAGTGTAACAGAAATGCTAAAGTTAAAGTATCAAAATAAGCAATTTGAAATAGACAAAACAGGTTGCAAGCTAGTAGAAATTGTTAATTGTAACTTTGAGGCAGATAAGAGTTTTTTATTAAGGCCTAAAAATGAAGATTATATACGTAGAGAGATTGATTGGTATATGTCTCAATCGTTAAATATAAATGATATAGAAAAACCAGTGCCTAAAGTTTGGAAATCTGTAGCAACTCCTAACGGATTTGTTAATAGCAATTATGGAAATATTGTATTTTCTCAAAAAAATTATGACCAATATGAAAATGCTTTAAATGCTATGATATACGACAAAGGTACTAGAAGAGCTATTATGGTATATACTAGACCATCTATGCATTATGATTATAATTATGCTGGAATGAACGATTTCACTTGTACTAATACTGTTCAATATATATGCAGAGATAATTATGTGCACGCCATAGTAAGTATGAGGTCTAATGACGCCGTATTTGGTTATCCAAACGATAGAGCTTGGCAAGACTATGTTCTGGATAAATTTGTAGGCGATTTAAAAAGTATAGCATTGCATTCTAATGATGAAGTTAAAAAAGGCTCTATATTTTGGAATGCCGCAAGTTTACACGTATATGAGCATCACTTTAATTTATTGGAGAATTGATATGAACATAATAATACCTACTTTAGGTAGGATAAAAACTCAAATTACTTTTAATAATTTACCAGCACGTTGGAAAGAAAAGGTACAATTTATCGTGCAAGAGCATGAGTATGAAGATTTTTGTGATGCACACGGGTCCCGCCATGTACATAAGTTACCTAATACAATAGATAATATAGCTGCAACTCGCGAGTGGATATATAATAATTTTAAACATGATAGATACTTTGTTTTTGACGATGACTTAGAGTTTACTGTAAAGGAGCCTAATAAAGAAGGTTCTCCTAAGTGGAAGTCTAGAGTTTTTAATCACAAGGACTTTGACGATATGTTTAATACAGTCAATAGTTGGATGGATAATAAAATAACACACGGAGGATTAGGAACAACATGGGTTATACCTTCAATTGACTTATGGCCTCATGCAGATAATACCAAAATAATGACTAATGTTTTTTATGATGGTCCAAATATGCCAAATAACATAGAGTGGCAAAGAGTACAATATGCAGAAGACTTTGACGTTAACTTACAGTTACTTACTCAAGGATATGCTAACAGAGTATCTACTAAATATATGGTTTCTCCAAGTGACACTAATAGTGAAGGCGGCTGCTCCATTAATAGAACCTTAGATGCTCACAACAAAAGTCAAAAAAAATTAAAAGAACTTTGGCCTGAATATGTTCGTTTAAAAGAAAAGGTTACTAAAACAGGACCTTGGAAAGGAAAAGTAAAATTAGGAACAGTTATACAGCATAAGAAAGCATTTAAAAATGGAGAATATATAAAAAAATACCATGAATTCAAAAAGGAATGGGAAGTTAAGTTACCTCATTTAATTCAATAACTTAGGGTATATTTTTATTAAATTTGTAGACGTTAAAACTAAAGGAGATATATATTATGGCACAAAGCATGAAAAAAATTGACATTAAAGGTAAAGACTATGTCATGGTAAATGAAAGAATAAAGTTTTTTAGAGAAAAGTATGCTAACGGCTCTATTATAACTGAAATAGTTAACATGCAAGACGGTGTTTGTGTTTTTAAAGCTAGCATTATAGTTGACGACAAAGTAATAGCAGTAGGACATGCTTATGAAAAAGATGGCTCTAGTTTTATAAATAAAACAAGTTATATAGAAAACTGCGAAACTAGTGCTGTAGGTAGAGCATTGGGTATATTAGGCATAGGTATAGATACATCAGTAGCTTCTTTTGAAGAGGTAGAAAATGCTAAAACACAACAAGCAAACGACAAGTTTGAGTTATAGGAGATAAAAATGGAGAAACAAAGAACTGATGAATGGATGGCAAAAAGACTTGGAAAAATAAATGCAAGTGCTATTCATAATTTAATGAAAAAAACCAAGTATGGTGAAAGTAAGTATAAAGAAAACATGAGGATAGAGTTAGCAATAGAAAGGTTAACAGGTAAGCAAGCTAATCCTATACCTATGAATGAACATATGAGAAGAGGAGTAGAGCGTGAGCCTTACGCTAGAGATGCTTTTGCTAAGCTAACTAATTACAATGTTAGTGAAGTTGGTTCTATACAGCACCCTAATATAATAAATAGTGGAGCTTCTCCTGATGGTATAGTAGAAATAGATGGTAAAGATTTTTGTTTGGAAATAAAATGCCCAGCTATGCCTACTCACGCTAGAAATATTTTAGCTGAAAAAGTTCCATCACAATATAAACATCAAATACAGTGGCAAATTGCTTGCACTGGTACAACAGGTGCTTATTGGGTTTCATACAATCCTGATTTTACACCTGATACTGAAATTAAATATTTATTCGTAGAAAAAGATGATAAACTAATAAAGGAGATGGAGAATGAGGTAATTAAATTTGATAAAGAAGTAGATGTACTTGTTAATTTATTAAAAGAAGGGGTAAAAAATGGCTGAAGAATATGATGATAGTAATAGATTTGTTTTGTTTAAACAAGATAAAGGTGGCAATGAAAAAAGACCTGACTATACCGGAAGTATTAATGTAGAAGGCAAGGAGTGGAGGTTAGCTGCGTGGATTTCTGAGTCTAGAAACGGTTTAAAATATTTAAGAGGTAATGTTGATGAGACTATTGAGAGCAAATTAGCTAATGCACCTGATGAGCCCTCAGGACTTGGCGAGGCTCAAAAAATTAAAGAAAACGAAGAAGTTCCTTTTTAATCAATAACTTGTTTTGTTTTTTTATATATAATAGGAGGTAAATATGAACGTAGTTTATTATGCAACAGCATTTTTATTATTACTTGCTTTTTACTTTTCACTGGCATATTAGTAACGTTTAAGGAGAATATATTGTACCTACAAGAAGTTTTAAATAGATTTGATAATGTAAAAGAAACTGGTAGTGGTCAATACAGTTGCAGATGTCCTGCTCACAACGATAAAAGTAATTCTCTTGGAATAAAACAAGATGGTGATAAAATTCTTATGAATTGCTTTGCGGGTTGTAGTGTTAAATCTATATTAGACTCAGTAGGATTACAGTGGAAAGATATACTGTCTCCTAATGATGAGATGAACAAACTAATTAAGAAGTCTTTTAATCCTTATGCTGTGTTAAAAATGTTAAGAGATGAAGTTTTACATGTAGGGTTATCATCTTCTAGTATTATAAAAGGAAATAAATTATCAGAAGAAGACCATAGTAGGTTACTTAAAGCTATATCCAACATTAGGAGCGCTTATGAAAAATGCAAATAATGTATTAGTAACTGAAAAAGATGTTGCAGCTCATAAGTCGCAGAGAAAAAGTGGTGAGTATCTAAAGATTAAAACACCATCACAATATCAAGACGATATATTATCATTTTTCTCTGATGACGTTAAAGGTGGAATTGCACTGCCTTTTGAAAAAACATTAAATGACTTTAGAATACGAACAGGCGAATTAACCATAGTATCTGGTTATAGTGGCCATGGTAAAACAGCGTGGCTTTCTTACTGCCTATTGTATTTATTAAAGCAAACAAAAGTATTAATAGCTTCTTTCGAAATGCTTCCAAAAGCTACTCTAGGTAGATTATGCATGCAGTCTGGTAACAGTGACCCAACTGCTTCTTATATAGAAAGCTTTGTTAGTCAAATAGAACATAAATTATATTTGTATGATGCAGAAGGAGAAACTTCTGCGTCAAAGGTTTTGGATGTAATATATTATGCAGCTGAAAAATTAAATGTAAAATTATTTGTTGTAGATTCATTAATGAAGTGTGGTATTAATGAAGATGACTTAAATGGCCAAAAAAACTTTGCGAATAAATTAGCTGTGGCGGCAAGAGATTTAGATATACACATATTTTTAGTTGCACATAGTAGAAAAACTGCAGACGAAGATACAACGCCTGCAAAATTTGATGTAGCAGGAAGTGCAAACATTACTAATTTAGCAGATAATTCTATATCGGTGCATAGAAACAAAAGAAAAGAAAAAGCTTTGATGTTTGGAGAAGACCCAGAAGAGTGGAAAAAATTACCAGATTGTACTGTATACCTAAATAAGCAAAGACATGGTAACGGCATAGAGACTCAATGGGGATTTTGGTTTGACAGCAAAACGTTTAGGTATAAAGAAAGACCATGACAATAAATGATTTTGTAAAAGAAATAAAAGATATATTTGGAGGTGACATACAATTTAAGGCTACATCCAATAAAGGTGTAGTATATAAAACAGAGGGTTACGATGAAAGAAATACTACGGATAACGAAAGGAAAAAACGCTCAAACAATATCTGCTCTTGGTAAATTAGATACGTCTAAGGATTGGAAAATTACCATTGAAGAGTGGAGTTGTAGTAGAACTATTAGTCAAAATAAAATGTATTGGGATTTGTTAACTGAAATAGGAAAGTATCTTGGGTATAGTTCAGAAGAAATGCATTCGTTAATGGCTTATAAGTATTTATCTTATAAAAGTAATGTTATGGATAAGGAAATAACTGTAATACCTTCTACAACAAAATTAAACGTAAAAGAATTTTCTAATTATATATCGCAAGTAAAGTCGTTTGCTTCTGAGTTAGGTTTTAAAAATAATACCAACACTCATAGCGGTACTTTTCAAAATTTTCAAGATGCCTAAGAAAAAAGGAAAAACAAAATCTGAAAAAGATTGGTTAAATAAAGTAAGTAATTTTGGCTGTATAATATGCAAAAAGTTTTATGATGTCGAAGACCCTTTGCCTGCAAGCTGTCACCACATAAGAAGTGGTATGGGAATGGGTCAAAAAAATAGCCACGATATGGTTCTTCCATTGTGTTGGGAGCACCATCAAGGTCAAGATGGTTTTCATAGCGCGCCAAAAACTTGGCAAAAAAAGTATGGTACAGAGCATGAATTACTAGAATATTTATTAAAAAAAATTTAATTTAATTGTATTATTTCTAAAAAATAGTGTATAATGATATTATCAGCTGCAAAGTTGATTGTTCATTAACATCATAGGAGAAACACAATGAGTCATTATATACTTAATGATGGAGGTAGAAGTGCCGCTGGCTATCAAGGCGTTGCAGGAGACTGCGTTACAAGGTCTATCGCGATAGCAGCACAACTTCCTTATAAAACTGTGTATGATAGATTAGCACTAGGTAATCAAAAAGACTGCGGTATTAAGTCTGCAAGAAACGGTATCTTTACCAAAAAGAAATGGTTTAAAGACTACATGGTTTCTATAGGTTTTAAATGGATTCCTACTATGTCTATTGGAAGCGGATGTAAGGTACATTTAAATGCAAATGAACTACCTAAAGGAAATGTTATCGCAAGAGTTTCTAAGCACTATGTTGCTGTTATTGATGGAGTAATTAATGATACTTATGATTGCTCAAGAGATGGTGGTAGATGTGTTTATGGCTATTGGATAAAATAGTAAAAGTCGAAACGCTCGTGAGAGCGTCTAACATTTATTATGTTACTGACGAGACTAAAGGAGAATGAATTATGTTTATATATAAAGGTATTGAAATAATTAACCCAAATCTTTCATCGTGTGGAAGATTCGTGTATTCAAAGGAGCAGTCAATGAAAGTTTATAATTTAAGTGAAAGTGAATATGAACTTCATAAAAAGGAATGTCATGATTGCTAACTTAAATAGTGAAAAAAGAATTTGTGTAGGATGTGGAAACAAAGGAATGGTATTTGATAGGCGCTGGTATTGTGGTGTAGATTTCGAAACATCTCATGGTGCTTGTAAAAAGAAAAAAAGGATAAACGAAATTCCTAAATTATAGGAGGTTTTATGGGCGTTGGCGAAGGTTTATTTATTTTAACAGTTAGCTTAAGTGGTAACTATAAAGACCTAGAGTATGTAGGTACTTTTGATAATTGTGAAATTGCCATGAGTTACTTCAAGAAAAACTGCTCAAATCATAAAGCAGCAAGTTGCACTTTAAAGGAAAATACATTGTTGCCAAAAGACCACGTTGACGCTAGTCCATTTGATTTTGATACTATTAGTGAACAGCATTCTTGTGGTTTTGTTGGAGTAGATTTTAATTTTTTAAAGGAAAAAAAATAAATGGGTAAAGGTAGCGGAAGAAGGCCAAGGGGAATAACTGACGAAGATTTAGAGGAAGCGTGGAATAGGATATTTAACTCAAAGCCTAATGATAAACAATTTGGAGAATTAAATGGCAATAAGCCCAACTCAAAGAACATTAAAAAGGTTAAGAGATAGTGGTGATTATCCTTTAATACAAATAGTAGAGAGATGGAACTCTTTTGCTAGGGTAAGGCAAGACTTATTTGGTATAATAGATGTATTAGCTATAGATATTAAAGGAAACACAGTAGGTATACAAGTTACAACTAAAGCAAACACAGGAGCCAGAATAAAAAAAATAGAAGACAGTAAAGCTATACCACACTTGAGAGAAGCTAACTGGACTATATTGGTTGAAGGATGGCATAAGAAAAAAAATAGATGGGAGTCTGTTATTACAGACGTATCTTAAATGGAGATTAAATGGATTTATATCAAAATATCATAGCAAATAGTAGGTATGCTAGGTACATACCTAAACTAAAAAGAAGAGAAACGTGGGATGAAACTGTTGATAGACTAATTGACTACATCAAAGAACGTGCACCAGAGCTACACGGCGTGGCTCCAAAATTAAGCAAATCTATAAAAAACTTAGATGTCATGCCTTCAATGAGACTTATGATGTCTGCTGGAGAGGCTTGCGCTAGAGATAATATAGCGGCTTACAACTGCAGTTATTTAGCTGTTAACAATAAAAGAGCTTTTTCAGAATGTTTGTATATACTAATGAATGGTACTGGAGTAGGATTTAGTTGTGAAAGACAAGAGATTAATAAATTACCAGAAATATCTAAAGAAATTATTGATAGCGGCGATGTTATTGTTGTTGGTGACAGCAAGCTTGGTTGGGCGAAAGCGTTTAAAAAGTTGTTATCTAGTTTGTGGGAAGGAGATGTACCAAACATCGATTATTCTCAAGTTAGGCCTGCAGGCGCAAGGCTTAAAACATTTGGTGGAAGAGCGTCTGGTCCAGAGCCATTAAAAAGATTATTTGATTTTACTGTAGAAACATTTATTGGCGCGAGAGGTAGAAAACTTAATTCATTAGAAGTGCATGATATTATGTGCATGATTGGTGAAATAGTTGTTGTAGGAGGAGTTAGGCGCTCTGCTCTTATATCACTATCAAACTTAACTGACAAAAGAATGAGAGAGGCTAAGATGGGTGCCTGGTATAACGATTTCTCCTGGAGAGGCCTAGCTAATAACTCAGTTGCTTATACAGAAAAACCAGATGTAGAAACTTTCATGGAAGAGTGGTTAGCATTAATAAAATCTAAATCAGGTGAGCGTGGTATTTTTAATAGAACTGCAGCACAAGTACAAGCAGCTAAATGGAAACGTAGACCAAAGGATTTAAACTACGGGACGAACCCTTGCTCAGAAATAATTTTACGTGATAAACAATTTTGTAATTTAACAGAGGTAGTTGTAAGAGCAGGTGATACAGAAAAAACATTAAAAGAGAAAGTAGAGTTAGCTACGATATTAGGAACGTTCCAGTCTACTTTAACTGACTTTAAATTTATATCAGCAGAGTGGAAACATAATACAGAAGAGGAAAGACTGCTTGGTGTTTCATTAACAGGAATTATGGACGCTAAAATTACAAGTAATCCTGACCCTAAAATGTTAGAAAGATTAAGAGATGCAAGTCGTAAGTGTAACGAGAAGTATGCAAAGATATTTAATATACCAGAGTCAGTAAGTATTACATGTGTAAAACCAAGTGGTACAGTAAGTCAATTAGTAGACTCAGCATCTGGAATACATGCTAGACATTCTTACCATTACATTAGAAGAATCCGTATGGATAAGAAAGACCCTATATATGATTTCTTAAAGACTAATGGTGTTCAAGTAGAAGACGAGCAGTTCAGACCAGATAGCACTGCTGTATTTAGTTTTCCAATGAAGGCACCTAAAGATGCGGTAACAAGACATGATATGACAGCTATCGAGCAGCTAGAACATTGGCTAATATATCAGCGTCATTGGTGTGAGCATAAGCCATCCGTAACTATATCTGTAAGAGACGAAGAATGGGTAGAGGTCGGAGCATGGGTTTGGAAATACTTTGATGAGATTAGTGGCATTAGTTTCTTACCTCATTCTGACCACTCTTATGTGCAGGCACCATATGAAGATTGTGACAAAGCAACCTATGATGATTTAAAAAAGGTAACTCCTGCTAATATAGATTTTACTAATTTTATAGAGGAAGATGATAACACAATAAGCGCTCAAACGTTAGCTTGCTCAGGAGGCTCGTGTGAAATTTAACTTATTAATCAATAACTTACGTAATATTTTTATTATACTATGTAGATAGTTAAAATAAAAAAACTTGATACAAGTATTTAGGAGAATTTTTTGAAGATAGAAAAAGATGTAAAGCATTATACTATAGGCTCGGTAGAAACTATAGAGTTTATTAAGGCTAAATTAAGTAAACAAGAGTACATTGGCTATCTCAGAGGAAATGTATTAAAATATTTGAGTAGAGCTAATTATAAAGATTCAGCTGACGAAGATTATAACAAAGCAAGAGTTTATCTTAATTGGTTGATAGAGGAGCAATCAAGTAAGGCTTAGGAGACTTCCCTTATGATATTTGTATTTTTTAATATTTAAAAAGGAAATAAGCTATGTGGACAAAACCAATTGCAACAGAAATGAGATTTGGCTTTGAAGTTACAATGTATGTGATGAATAAGTAATTAATAGCTGGGGAGTCACGTAATTCTCCTGCGTGTTTGATTGTGCAAATCAATCCTCCCCACATTATAATAGGTTAACATATGGCAGCACCAAAAGGAAATAAGAATTCAACAGTAGAAAAAAGAATATGGTCTAAAATTGTTAGAAAATTAGCAGTGCAGGAAGACTATTCTAAACTACATCGTGTTGCTAATGCATTATATGAGAAAGCAGCAGAAGGTGATGTATCTGCAATTAAAGAGCTAGGAGATAGATTAGATGGTAAATCCATGCAAGAAAACATGGTTACAGGAGACGGTGATAATCCTTTAACAGTTAAGGTTATTACTGGCATAGATGACGGAGATAGTTGAAACAGGTTATATACCTAGAATACCTCAAAAAGCAATACACAAATCAGTAAGGGATAACAGGTTCACAGTTGCTGTATGCCATAGGCGCATGGGTAAAACAGTAGCTGCAATAAATCAATTAATACATAGCGCTTTAAAATGCGAAAAAGATAACCCCAGATTTGCATACGTAGCACCAACTTATAGCCAAGCAAAGAGAATAGCTTGGGACTATTTAACTGATTATACCAGACATTTAGGAGGAGTTGCCAGTGTTTCTGAGCTTCGTGTGGATTTCATGGGTAGGCGTATTAATCTCTATGGTGCTGACAATCCTGACACACTACGAGGTATATACTTGGATGGAGTTGTCATCGACGAAATTGGGGATGTATCTCCTAGTTTGTTTACAGAAGTTATTCGACCCGCTTTGGCTGATCGCCTTGGTTTTGCTGTTTTCATTGGAACTCCTAAGGGCGCAAATCACTTTAAAGACTTAAGAGATAGAGCGGATAAAGGAGAAGGTTGGAATTTACTTGAATTTAAAGCAAGTGACACAAGTATAATAAATGAAAAAGAGTTAATTGACGCGAAAGACTCTATGGGAGAAAATAAATACAACCAAGAGTTTGAAATTAGTTTTGATGCACCTATTGTAGGTAGTTATTATGGAGAATTAATAAATGAATTATCATCTAAAAACCAAATAGTAGATATTAATGAAGATTCTCTTTGTAGAAGTATAACTTCATGGGACTTAGGAGTTGGAGATTCTACATCTATATGGGTTGCACAGCTTCATGGTTTAGAAATAAGACTAATAGATTATTATGAAAACCATGGTCAAGGTTTAGACCATTATGTAAGTTGGATAAACGACAATGGATATAAAAATTTTGAGCACATACTTCCACATGATGTCGTAGTTAGAGAGCTTGGAACAGGAAAATCTAGGAAAGAAGTATTAGAAGAATCTGGATTAGATATAACTGTAGCAGCTAAATTACCTGTAGAAGATGGAATACAACAAGTTAGAAGGATGCTACCTAATTGTTGGTTTAATAAAGAAAGCACTAAGTATGGGTTAGAGTGCTTAAGAAATTATAGAAGACAATTTAATGATAAGTTAAATGTTTATATGGATAAACCATTACATGATTGGTCAAGTCACTGCGCTGACGCTTTTAGATACTTAGCTGTAGGTATTTCAGATAATAAATATTCTACTAGTTGGGATAAGCCATTAGAACAGGATAGGAATTGGATAGTATAGAATATGAAGTTAAGTTGCCTCCTATTAATTTGTATAATGTTGCAAGGTTGCACGGTACTAATTAGTAACGAATATTACCAATACATAGACAGAGCTAGATATATATATGATGGTAAAGCTTTACTAAATGATGAGCCAACAACAACAGAAATAGCAATCGATATTATAAAGGAGAAAACATGATAGATATACATAAGAAAGACCATGTTTGGCTAGTAAAATGGATTAGCTCTATATTAATGGTTGTTACTATGGCTTTAACAAGTGCTAACATGTACCCTATGAATATATATATAGGACTAATAGCAAGCTTTGGATGGACATACGTTTCTTTAAAGTGGAATGATAGAGCATTAATTATATTAAATACTGTAGCTATAATAGTATACCTGACAGGTGTTTTACATAGTAGTCAATATAACATATACATATAATCAACCAGGCTTCCCTCATGCACTTGAGTGCAAAAAGTTGTATATTAAATTGTATTAAAAATCAATAACTTAGGATATTAAACAATGATTGGTAAGAGACAAAGGTTAAAGGCTAGGAGAAAGTTTTTAAGTAAAAGAGCTAAATGAAGGACCCTAGGTTAAAAAGGGCTGGAGTAAGTGGTTTTAATAAACCTAAAAGAACTCCAAATCATAAAAGCAGCTCTCATATTGTTGTTGCAAAAGATGGAGATAAAATAAAGACCATAAGATTCGGTCAACAAGGTGTCTCAACTGCAGGTAAACCTAAAAAAGGTGAATCTGAAAAACAAAAAATGAGGCGTAAATCATTTAAAGCTAGGCATGGTGCAAACATTGCAAAGGGTAAGATGAGCGCAGCATTCTGGTCAAACAAGGTGAAATGGTAATGAAAGGCGTAAAACATTATTTAAGAAATGGTAAAGAATGGAAAGGTAACTCTCATAAAATGGCAAATGGTACTTTGCATACTGGTAAAACTCATACAGCTTCTTCAAAGAAGTTAGTACATTTTAGTGATTTATCTAAAACAGCTAAACAAAAAGCAAAAGGATAACAGATGAAAAGACCAGGGTTATACGCAAACATACATAAAAAAAGAAAAAGAATAGAATCACAAAAGAAAAGAAAGAAATCAAATAAAAGCGTAAAGGTTGAGAAGATGCGTAAACCAGGTAGTAAAGGTGCTCCAGCAATTGGAGTTTTTAAGTCAATTAAAAATAAAAGGAAATAATTATGCCAATGGGACCAGGAACTTACGGTAAAAAAAGAGGAAGACCACCTAAGAAAGTTATGAATAAAAAGAAAAAGAAGTAATATGTGGTCATGTCACTTATTTTTAGGCCTACATTTTGGTGTAGAGTTTTACACTAACTCTGTAAAAGAAAAGATGTACGACTTTTTCATTATAGATGTAGGTTTTATAAGAATTCAAAAAGCAATGGAAATTAATTTAGAATTTATACCTGAGGATTGGAATGAAAATACCAATATAGTTAATTCAGGTAAAGTAGATTTCAAAATAAAGGTAAAGTAATTGGATAATCTATATAAAAAAATACCATTGCAAATTAGAACATTTGTTGAGACATTAAAGGGTGATACTACTCCAATAACAAAAGAAAATTTAAGCTCTGCTGATTTAAAAAGATTAGAAGATACTATTGCTGAGTCTAGAAAATATAAAACTGGATTGTTAGATGCATTTTCTGATGAATCTTCGCCATCAATGAAAGGAACTTATGGTTTAGATGAGTATGAAAAGTATTTTAAAAATCAAAAGGCTTTAGATACATTCAAACAAGGTAGCGGTAACGTAGATTACGGTGCTTATTTACGCTTAGATAATAAAACTAGAGGTGATGTTGATATATCTCCTTCTGCTTCAATTATGAATACATTAGGTAGGTTTGCTTATACTAAAAATCCTGACGGTACCATAAGCGTTAAGGACAGTTACAATTTTAAAGATGATAGACCTAGAGCTATGTCTGATTCTGTTTCTAAATCTGACAGGTACAAAGATTTAAGTAATATGCAAAAACTTGGTTTAGTTGCTAAAGAAACTTTTGTTATGCCTAACGAAGGATTTGATTTAGGTAAAGGAATAGGTACATTACCATCTAGATTAGGAAATGCTTTTATAGGTGAAAAAACAAGGCCTGTTGATATAACATTTATGCCTAGTAAAGATTTAAGCCCTGATTATTTTGACAGGGAAGAAAACAGAATTAAAATACTAAGAAACTTAGGGATACCGTATTAAATGGCTTATGAAAAAAATAAAATGAAAGTATCACAAGATGATGAAAGAACATTTGTAAACCTTATTGAGTCGCATATAGATGATTCATTAGGCTTTATACAAACAGAGACATCTCTAGAGCGACAAACAGCTCTAGAATACTATATGAGAGAACCATATGGTAACGAAGTAGAAGGTAGGTCTCAAATAGTGACAGGTGAAGTTGCAGAAGTAGTAGATGGTGCATTACCACAAATTATGAAGGTATTCACACAATCCAATAATGCCGTTGTATTCGAACCTGTTAATGAGGGAGATGGTGAGGTTGCTGAACAGGCTACTAAGTATGTTAATCATATTTTCTATAAAGATAATAATGGCTTTGAAGTTATGAATGCTTGGATGTGGGATGCTCTTTGCCAAAAAGTAGGTATAGTTAAGGCATATTGGAATGACAAAGTAGATACTACAAAAGAAAAATATAAGAAGCTAACAGAAGACGAGTTAGCAATGATAATGCAAGATGATGAAGTAGAGGTTGTAGAGCAAGAACAAATTGTAGAGCAAATACCTCAAGAACCTAGAATTGTGTTAGACCCTATGGGTCAACCTATAATGAATGATGTAGGTGAACCTTTATTTGAAGACGTAGAGCCTTTAGAAGTTGTTTATTATAATGTGGTTTGTAAAAGAACAAAAGATTCATCTAATGTTAAAATAGAAAATGTAGCACCAGAAGAATTTTTAATAGATAAAAGAGCGACTACTATTGAAGACGCTACTTTTGTAGCACAAAGAAGTTTAGTTACTAGGTCTGACTTAATAGCTATGGGTTATGACCCAGAAGTAGTTAAATCATTATCTATTGGTGATACATTAGACTTTACACCAGAGAGAGTAGCAAGATTTGGTTCTGGTGAGCAACCATATAATACTAACGACACTAATGATGAAAGCATGGAGTTAGTAGAGTACTATGAGTGTTATGTAAGAACAGATATGGATGAAGATGGTGTAGCAGAGTTACATAGAGTATGTTATGCCGATAATCAGATATTAATGCATGAAGAGTGTGATTATGTACCTTTCCATTCTATTTGCCCCTTCCCAATACCCCATAAGTTTTTTGGTCAATCACTTGCAGATAGAGCAGTAGACTTACAATTAATTAAATCTACTATCACAAGGCAAATGCTAGATAACTTATACTTAACTAATAATTATAGAGTTGGAGCGGTTGAAGGACAAGTTAATTTAGATGATTTATTAACATCTACTGCAGGTGGAGTTATTAGAGTTAAGAATCCTAATGCTTTAATACCATTAACAGTGCAATCTAATGCTGCCCAATCATTTCCAATGTTAGATTATTTAGATACAGTTCAGGCTAAACGTAGCGGAGTATCAGAGGCTAGTCAAGGTTTAGACCCTAATATACTACAGAACGTAACTGCTACAGCAGTAGCAAGTATGAGTAGTGCAGCAGGTGGCAAGATAGAACTTATTGCTAGAATATTTGCAGATACTGGTGTTAGTTCCTTAATGAAAGGTATATTGCATTTAGTTTGCAAGTACCAAAATAAAGAAAGAATCATTAAAATAAATAATAAGTTTTTACCCATGGACCCTAGAGAGTGGAATACAGAATATAATGTAACAGTTAATGTTGGTTTAGGCACTGGTAGTAAACAAGAACAATTAGGTGTTATGCAAATGGTATTAGATAAGCAAGAGCAAATGCTTACACAGTATGGTCTTAACAATCCATTAGTATCTTTAAAACAATACAGAGATACATTAGCTAAGTTTGTAAACATGGCAGGATTTAAAGACGAATCTGGTTTCTTAAAAGATGTAACTCAAGAACAATCTGATATGTTAGCACAGCAACAAGCAGCTGGTGGAGCATCTGACCCTCAAGTACAAGCAGCTGAAGCAATAGCAAACGTTGAAAGAGAAAAGGCTCAATTAAAAGCACAAACAGACGCACAAAAATTAGAGCTAGACAGGATGAAGTTGGAGATGGAGTCAGCTAAAGCAATGTTAAAACTTGAGCAAGAAAAAGTAGAATTTGAAAAAGAAATGGCTATAAAAGAATTAGAGTTAATACAAAAATCTGATGAAAGTGATGCAAAAGTAACTCAAAGTGAAATGAAAGTAGTTGTTGATGCATTAGATAAGATTAATAATATAGCTGGTATGTAATGGATAAAACACTAGAAATAAAAACAATTATAAGCAACGAAGTTTTTTTAGAAGAAATAAAAGATATGACTAACGAATGCCTTGATAGCATAAAGCACTCTAATCCACACGATGTTAAAGATAGAGAGGTTGCATATATGAGATTAAAGGCTATAGAAAGCATGATGACTAGACTTGAATCTGTTGCAAACAGCGACAAGATTAAGGATAAATCATGGACGATATTATAAGCACTTGCTTATATGGTAATACTCCGCCTAGAGAGTAATTAAGGAAATGAAATGAGTGAAGAAACCATGACTTCCGAAGTTGAGGAAAGTGGGTCGGACTTAACAGTATCAGATGCAACTTCTGCTATTGAAGGTATGTTATCCACAACAGAGGACTCTAACGAGCAACCAACTGAAACTGAAGAAGATACACAAAGTACAGAAGTAGAGGACGCTGAGGTAGAAGAAGAAACCGAACTAGAAGTAGAAGAGGTTGATGAAGAAGCCGAAGAAGAATCCGAGACTGAAGTTGAAGAAGAAGAGGTTGAGGAAGAACAAACTTTCACAGTAAAGGCAGCAGGTGAAGAAAAAGAAGTTACCCTTGACGAGCTTGTAAAATCATATCAACTTGGCTCTGATTATACTAAAAAGACTCAAGAAGTAGCTGAGCAGCGTAAGATTATAGACCAAGAAGCTAAAGCTATTATTGAAGCTAGAAAAGTTAGGGATGAATATTCACAAAGATTACAGTCAGTTGAAGAGCTTTTAACAGGTACTGCTGAAAAACCCGAAGATTTAGCTGTAATGAAAGAGAACGACCCGATAGGATATGCAGTTAAGGTCGCAGAAATGACCGAGAAAAAAGAGCAACTACAAAAAGTACAATTTGAGCGTCAAAGAATTGCTAAAGAGCAACAAGCAGATAGAGACAATCAAATGGTATCATTTGTTAAACAGGAAGCTCAAAAACTTGCCCAATCCTTACCAGAGTTTTCAGACAAAGCCAAAGGCGAACAAATTCGTAATGAAATTCGTAACTACGGTAAAAAGGCTGGATTTACAGACGAAGAGTTATCTCAAGTCTATGACTCACGCCATGTTCTAGTATTACATAAAGCATCACAATGGGATAAACTTCAAGCATCTAAATCAGGTGTAAAGAAGAAAGTCGCAAAAGCTCCAAAAACTATAAAAAGCGGAGCTAAAGTGAAGCAAAGTGTAACCGATAGAACCAAAAAATTACAACGTAAGCTAATGCAAACTGGCGATGCTAGAGACGCAGCGGCTATGATTGAAAACTTTATTTAAGGAAAAACAATGGCAGAATTTAGAACGTATACAGCTATTGGTCAACGTGAAGATTTAAGCAACACAATCTATAACATTGCACCAACAGAAACACCAGTAGTTTCCTCTATAGGAAAAACTACTGCAAAAGGCACTACACATGAATGGCAAACGGATAATCTCGCTGCGGCTTCTGCAGGAGGTTTAGTAGAAGGAGCAGATGCATCTGGTGCATCAGATACTCCTACTGTTCGTGTGGCTAATAAAACACAAATTCAAGGTAAAACAGTTCACGTATCTGGTACTCTTGATGCAGTTGATAAAGCAGGTCGTAAGACAGAAACAGCTTATCAATTAGCTAAAGCAGGACAAGAGCTAAAACGAGACATGGAAAAAACTATCCTTGGTAACGTAGCACAGTCAGCGGGTACAGCAGGTTCAGCAGCTAGACTTTTAGGTTCTTTACAAACATGGTTATTAACTAACTATGTTACAGAAGCTACAGCAGGTTCTCCAGCAGGCCCTGTAGGTGGTAACGGAACAGCTACTCGTACTAAAGGAACTCCTTTAGCTTTCGGTGAAGACAAATTAAAAGAATGTGTTAAATCTGTATTTGAAAACGGTGGTAACCCAACTATGTTGGTAGTACCTCCAACTCAAAAACAAGCAGTATCAGCATTTACTGGTATTGCAGCACAGCGTTACATGGCTCCATCAGACAAGCAATCTACTATTGTAGGTGCTGCCGATGTTTATATGTCAGACTTTGGTACTTTATCTGTTGTACCTGACAGATTTATGACTAGAGACACAGGCACTGGTACAGGTGAGCAAGCTTTTGTACTTGACCCTACAATGCTTAACATCGCAACACTACGTCCTTTCCAAAGCAACTTATTAGCTAAGGTTGGTGATAGTGAGAAACATCAAATGCTTTCAGAGTATACTCTGCAAGTTAACAACGAAGCAGCACACGGTATCGTGGCTGACTTATTAGTATCTTAATACTAATTGATATATGCCCACTTCGGTGGGCAGTATCATAAGGATTATTATGGGTAAATTAAACGACCAATTAAAAAAATCACAATTTAGAACAGCTAAATCGCATGATACTGACTTAGGAAAAGTGGTAGAAGTAAAGCAAGATGTTACTGATATAGTAGAAAAAAATAAACAAGAATATAACCAAACAAGCACATCTTGGGGTAATGATATATTTGACAATAAAATAGCATCTATACCGATGACAGTAATAGATTCATTAAACCAAAAAGGCATCATGAGAGGTTTTCATGTATTAGACCAAAAAAAGTTTAAACAATGGTTAAACGACCCAGACAATAGATTTTTTAGAACAAAACAAGGTAGGGTGTAAATGGCATTTTTCACAGATTATACAACGCTGCAAGCTACCATAGCTAATTATTTAGCTCGTAGTGATTTATCTGCATCTATACCAGAATTTATTAGATTGGCAGAAGATAGATTAAGTAGGGATTTACGTATTAGACAAACGTTAAAGCTAGCAACTACTACAACAACATCTGGTGATAGCAAAATAGAAGTGCCATCGGATTTTGTAGCAATGAAAGACTTGCATATATCTTCTACAGACCCTATAGCAACAGTTACTTATCAATCACCTAGTAATTTTTTTAGAAATACACGTTCAACTAATAGCGGCCAACCTATATTTTATACTTCTTTAGGAAGTGAGTTTCAATTCGCTCCTATTCCAAATGCAGCTTATACAGTTCAGATGCTTTATTACTTTAAGCCAGAACGCATGAGCTCAACAGTTTCGTCAAACCTATGGTTAGCAAACACGCCTGATTTACTGCTTTACGCAGCACTTGGTGAAGCAGAGCCATTCTTGATGAATGATGAAAGGATTAATACTTGGGCAGCTATGTATGACAGAGGTGTTAATGCTTTAACTAAATCAGATGATGAGGGGGAATTTCCTGCTCATCCAATGTCTATAACTTTAACTACGAGGTAATTTATTATGGCAGATATGTCTAACTATCTAGAAATTAAACTTCTAGATTTAACATTAAAAGGTACAGCATATGCAGGTTTTGACCGACCATATGTTTCTTTACACACATCAGACCCAACAGATGCTGGAACAGGCACAGAAGTTTCTGGTGGCTCTTATGCAAGAACAAGAGTAACAATGGCTGCAGCATCAGGTGCAGGTGGTAGTGTTGCATCTACAGCAGATGTGACTTTTCCCACAGCAACAGCAGCTTTTGGAACTGTAGGTTGGATAGGTTTATGGGATTCACTTTCTGG